GCGAAATAGCAGTAGCACAAAGCCATTGTAGCTTAGGATGTCGATTAATGTCAAAGAAATGTTTGTTCAATCTTTGATTACAGGCTATCAAATAGTATTCTTGAAGTTCACTAGGACCTTGCACACTTGATCCCCAACGTATCATAAGAAAGTTGGAAAACTTTTTGCGTTCTTCATCTGTCAGACTATCGTAAAAGTCTCTGCTTTTACTGTCAAGACACCGCATCTCATTTGCTATGTTTAGTTTTTCGCTCATTGTGTTTTTTCCATATCTTGTGCAGTATGTAAAACCAAAATCCGTTGATACAAGGTTCAACTAACGCAACTGCACCTGCTTCCCATAAACTTGAACCAGTCATCCAGTAAACAACATTCATTGCTATTATAACATGACCAACAGTATAAATCAATGCTAATGCAATACTATCATCTACTTTTTCTTTTACAACAGTAAATATACCTCTAGTAAATTCCATACGATCACCATGCTTTGTTATAGTCTACAATTTCGCAGTTACGACTGATGTCTTTTACAAAATAAACACATCTTGGATTGTCTTTGCTTTCAACTGGAACTGCTAACATCTGTCCATTTTTTAGTTTTGGTACATACCATGTTACATCTTGATACACGTCTACTATTTCTATATCCATGTAAGTTGGTGTAAAACTTGTGTGTGGGTTGAATTGGAAAGTTTTAAAACCTCTATCATTGATACTCGTTAACGGTAACATCTCAAGATCACCAACTTCTGGTTCGCCAATCAATACCTGCCAATCAATTGGCATTTTCATTTGAGTATCACCAATACGCAGTACCAATGCAGGAGAGTTAAATGTTTCTAAAAATATTAATGGAATATAGATGTGGTCTGGATTGGTTGGATCACTATTGTCAAAGATAGAAAAACGTAGATCATCTATTTCTTCTGGCAACACATCTAATTCATAGACAGTATTTTCTAGTGTTAGTATTCTCATAATTTCTCCAGTGTGTTATGCATTCCAGTCTAGTTTCTCTACACTAAAAGGATAGTTTGCTTCTCTATAAAATGCTTTACGTTTAGTTAAGTGTCTTTTTGCAAATCTACAGGTTGAGGTTATGTCCCAGATTTGGACGTGGTCTTTGTCTTCCGCTTTACGAATACCCCTGCCAATACTTTGTATAACCCGTACAAAACTTTTACCAGGCTCAAGAAGGACAAGATTGAAGATACGTGGCAGATTAATGCCCACGGCCGCGACACCATATGTAGCAATAATGATTTTACCTGTCGCAGTAGCCACTTCATCATATTCATCCTGTCTTGCTTTTGCTTTGGTTGCTCCACTTACAAACACAGCTTCATCTCCCATACGATTGAGCAGTTCTGTGCCAGCACTTATTCTATCAACTAACACCAATGTGTTACCCGTTTTATTTACTTCAATAACCAAGCCTGCAATGGTATCTAATCGCCCTTTTTCTTCAAAAAGGTATTTTAATTCGCTTTGATAGTTTGTAAATTCTGCATGGTCAATTAACTGTACCACGTTTACATGACAGTTTGCAAGCACACCTTTTTCCTGTAGTTCACTAGCACTAAGTTGATTTATCACAGGACCCAAACTACAATGCAGTGCTTGAAACTCAAATGGTTCTTTGGGTATTGTCCCAGTAAGTCCCCAACGCAATGGTATCTTGCTCATTACGCCAGTTAACAATGTTTTAAGTGCATCGGCTTTTGCCATGTGTACTTCATCAACTATAACTGCAACTACATCTTCTAAAAACTCATGTATGGTAATATCAACTGTTTGATTCTTTGTGTTCTTAAGTAACACATTTAAACTTTGCCATGTGCATATTGTGTGCTTATGTCCAAACTCTTTTCTATCACCATAGAATACCCCAACATCAAGTTGCATGTTTGAATAGTCTGCTTCTGTTTGTGTAACTAAACTTTTGTTTGGTACTATAACAATACTACGTCCGTAATTTTCTACACGTTCACTTAGACTTGCAGTCATAATTGTTTTACCAGCACCAGTTGCTACTTCCTGTAAGCACTGCGGATTTTTTAAGAAACTGTTTATTATCTCTACCTGATAATCACGCATCTTAATAGGAGTGCCAGAGGCAGGATGATTTTTTGGCCACATAATGTCACTGTAAGTATCTTCTGCCACTGGATCAAACTTGAATACTGTTTGGTATTCTCTGTTGTCTTGTATGTCAACGTCGTAGTTAAAGTCTTCAAGTATAGGAAGTATATCAGGCAACAAATTTAAGTATGTGCTACCGCCCATTTGAAAGTATGCAACTTTGCCATCCCAACGTCCTAGTCTTACTGCTGGCAAGTATCTTGCATGTGGCACATCATACTTAAAAGTATTCACAAGTTTCTTACGAACATCAAGTTCTAGTCCTGATATCTTAAGATTTACTTCATCGTTTATTATTAGTGTTGCTGTTCTCATAATGCTATTATACACAATTTCTGTGCTTAGTCAAGTTAATAAACAAATACTGATTGGACATTATTATACTTGCTAACTTTATCAAGCACTGCTTGTTTATTTTTATATTGAAGTTGTGCAATCTTAATTGCACCAGTAGTGAGACGTGGATCATTTTCACTGTAGCCTTTGTCTCTAAAATATTGTATATGATTATCCAAGTAATTTTTATACATCTGTTTTTTTGACTCACCATCATCTTCATTGAATCTAATAACAAAGTCTACACTGTAATGCAAATTAGGAACAAAATCATGGTGGTGATCATCATCATCAACTGCTAGACTTTCTAAGTTTTTACCAACATCGGCATACAATGTATACACACCTCCAAAGTCGGTTGAATCTGTAAATAGTCTATAATCATCTTTTGTAAATATCTCTGTTTTTGGTATATTAAAATATACAACTCTTATCTTTGGACTTTTATTGTGTCCTTCACAACGATGTATAGTTTGGTTGATATGACTTAAACATTGCCTAAGTTCAGGCCCGTTGTTTTGTAAGAATATAGGATTTTCTAACCATGTGTCTAATTGTCCGTGGTGCAGTTCAAACACACTATGTAGATAGTTTAGTGTATCCTGGTCGTTTATATCTGTTATTATTCTATCAAACATACCAGGACTTATTTCATTACATTTTGCGATGTTTTTATTTAAAAACTCTAGTGTGTATTCGGTTGACCATAGATCATTGAGGTTATACATTGCCCAAGGTTCACTTATGACATCTTGACGTTGTTGTGCATGTAAGAAACGGTCTATCCATTTTGGAAGAAAATCGCTCTGCACCAAATCAAATTCAAGATCAAATGTGTTGCTATAATCGTTTTTATCACTCAGGCGAACTGTTAGATTTTCCATATTAGTATTATATATACTTTTTTGTTTTTAGTCAAGGAAAGTGGGCAATATTTTTTACAACATTGCCCACTTAAGGTTGTCCAGGAGCTAGATCTGATATGACAACCTATTCTATCTGCGCCTCATCACAGTGTTTTCTGCTAACTGTTTCCAGTTAGGACTTACCTTAGTGAGATCTGCTATTTTCAACGCCATTCTCAAACTGACTTCTCTTAATTTATCCTTAGTAGTGTCCATAAAAGCAATTACTTCGCCTTGCATTTCCTTGCTAAGGTCATAGTCCTTAAACAGTTCTCCTGTAGAAACTATTTGTTTAATACGTAAGAATTTGTCTCTCATGGTATCAAGTGTAAGATCCAAGTAATGACATCTTGATTGTAATGCTTCTAAGTGATCTTGTAATTTTTTACTTCTAACATTTTCAAACTTAACGTTGGTAATAAAAATTACACCACCTTTGAATTCAAATTTGTTTGGAATACCTTCTGATCTAAGTTTAGCACTGTCTGCATTCCAATGTAGCACACGTTTCTTACCTGAATCAAGTGCGGCTTTAAGTATGTTAAGACTAAGTTCGTCCATTAATACACTATCACAATCATCAAATACCAACACATGATTAGCATCTGCATGTTCATACAGTTTTGCATACAAACCAAGTGCAGTCATTGCACCCTTAACAACTTCATACTTGATAGGTCTGCCTGCAATGCTATCCAGCATTGAACTTTTATCTAGCTCTTTTTCTACACCAAAACTCTTACCCACTCCTGGAGGTCCAGTAACAATCATAGCTCTAACATCACCAGCAATAACTGCTTTGGTCATGTCATGTAGTATACTGAAACGTGTAGCAATACGGTCCATTACCTGCTGATCAGTTTCAAAATTTATAGTTTTGGAATCTTGTTTTTTCATTTGCATTCTAGCTCTCCTATGCAATGTTGTTTTCTAACTGTATAAACAGCTTAACATATATAACCTATATGTCAACCTATTTCTTACGTTTCTTTGATGGTTTATAGTCCTTGCCAGCAACTTTTTTTTGCATTTCATCTCTACCCTCAACGTATGCATCGACTAGTTCTTTCAATTGTTGTTTAATCCATTTAAGCATTGATATTATCCTATTAATTTATTATCAGGCATTTTTCCTGATCTTGTTTGCAAGCCCATTTTGATGTACTCGTTTCTCACTGCCATTGCTTCTTTTGCACTAAGACTTTCCCAAACTTCAAACTCGCCAGTTTCACGACTTTCACCTAGGACATAATACATTATTTTGCTTCCTTTTTCTTTTTACTTCGTTGCCAAGGATTACTATTTGCTCCTTCTGTCCGTGCTTCTGGAGTGCATACTGTTACTTTTCCACCTTTTGCAAAATAAGCGGCATATGCTTCTTGTAATTCTGCGTCATTTTCTTGTGGTGTTCTTGGCCCAAAATCAATGCTTTTAATATTGCTTTCTACTTTATCTTCTGACATATTTGCTCCTGTTGTATCATTATGATCTTTTTACAATCAGTACAGTTGATCACACTGTACCGGGTAGTTTTTAGTTGGAGTGTTATGGTTCCTTGAGTCCTACCTGACTTGTAAACCTCTGTAGCTGTCGAGCACCGCTCTCCCTTAATCAACTACTTACACTTTACTGCTGGCTATGTCATCTTGTTTCCTTATCCTTATTATGCTGTTATAATAACACAGTTAGAGCATAAGTCAACCTTTTTATTTGTTTTGGCCATAAAAAAATCGCCCAACTAGTGGACGATCTGATTAAAAACCGTTTAGCAAACTAAACGAACATGTTGGCGCCTTCTCCCAACTTGCGAATTCTTTTGTTACTTTTATTTATACTAGTTTGAAGAAGGCTTAAATTTTTATGGAGCTTCCGGTTCTGGTGCGACATATACAGCTATGTGTGGTAAAACAGTAACACTACAGGTTAAAGTATTTCCAACTTCTAATGGATATATCCAAGTTGACTTTTCAATCCCATCTACAGTACCATCATCTCTTGTCCAAGTAGCCAAATCAACAGGAACAACACCATCAATTAATAGATTCGTGCGTTCGTTACTAGTAGCATCGGCACCATCGCCATAAGTTGTATTTCCTGGCATATAAAAATGCACGTCACCTATTGTTGTTGTACTCTGGGCCGCTTCAGGGTATCCTGCTGCATTTGGACCTGCATCTACATATACTGATCCTGCACTAAATTCTCCAGCAGTGCAATCTATACTAAGTGTATGACTTGATGATATAGTATCATCTGCATTTTCAAAAGTAAAGGAAAAAATCTCCCCGTAATTTATAGTAGTATCACTTTTAGAGCCAACAGATAAAGTAATGGGTCCTGAGTGTACACTTGCGCCATCCCACAGTACAGTTGCCGTTGAATCAGCATCAAAATTATAGCCATATATCTTTATTGTTCTTGTTGCCATTGTTTTTTTATTCCTTTGTCAATAAACGTTTATAAAGTTATTTATCTCCAATGCCTACTAATCAAACTATCATTGACCTCGTGTGGCTTTGGATTTCCATGAAAAATTACAATACTGGTTTTAGAATCAATAGTACTATCACCGCCAGGATTCAATGGTTTTCTATATCTAAAATCCATTCCGCCTTCTTTGACTTGCCAACGATAACTTACTATTTGATCAGTACTATAGTAACTTACGTCGTCTTTTACCTTGCTGAAAATATAATCTTGATCTCCATGCCATGGACACCTTGGATTGTTTATAATCTGTTTTAAATCAAAGTCTGTGTATACATAATTATATTTGCACGGATCAAACCACATTACACTGCTGTTTATTTTCCATCTACTGCTTTTCATTAGATATTGAAAGTCCCTAGCGGCCCAAAATCTATCTCTATTTACATTCCATAACCAATCCAGATTGCCTGTGATCACAGAATCTAAATCAAAATACAACATCTGTGACCAGTCAGTATTCCAATGGTTACTGTTGAACAACTGTATCTTATACCACCAACTACGTTTAGGCCCTCTAACACCTTCCCATTCTTCTAAGTCATGACGTATATAATTTGCTGGCACAAACCTGTTGCTTTCAGTGAACACATGCATTCTAACTGTTGGAGTCAGATTACGTTCTAAACCGCGATAAAGTTTATCAACATAACTCCAGTCATAGAGAGTGTCATGTATTAGACAAGCACAATCAATTGTGTCGGTTACACTAGTGAGTCTTTTAATCTTTTTAGCCATAAACCTTCTGCTATTTCATCAACTGTATATTCAGTATGAGTTATTTCCACAAGCCATTTTTCTTTGTTTTTCTTTTTTGGAGGATTTTCAATTTCTTCTAATGCAATACTCATTGGATATGCTAAACTTTTTGTATCAACTATCACATTTGAACCTGCTATCACTGCGTTTATTCCTGGGCCACTTGAATGATTTATTACACAATGATAGTTGTAATCAATATTAAACGCATCATACGTGCTTTCAATCTGCATTGGTGTTTCAAGTGTACAGTTCTCTATTACTTTGTTCATTAACAACATTTTAAAACGTTGAGTTGGAATAAAAAATGGACAACGTGGATGGTATCTTACTACAATATGCCTCTCACTGTATTGCCTTATTTTGTGTATTAGATCCACAGTCCAATCTTCTAGACCGGGCATGCCTTCCCATTGTAAACTCTTATTATGCTGAGCTGCAATTAGTATTTTGTCGTTAAGTTTGTTGTTCTGTAAAGTTACGCCGAGTTTGGCAGGACGGTCAAGGTCTAAATTTTCAGTATGACCATAGTATCCTTCTGAGGTAATATTATTAACTGAAATTTTCCAAGTAACGTCACGTTCTAACGAACCTGCGTCAATTACCAGAACTGGCTTTCCGAGTGAACGATAGTGGTGATATATCCTTTTGTTCTTGCTCATTCTGCCATTCCATAGTACACTCCATATAACAACAGCATCACAGTCGAGAGAGTTTTCAACAGGTGTTATACCAGCATCTCGACAACTGTTTAGAAATGCTTGCATTATTGGTTTGCTATTCAGGGCACACTGAGCAGGATAATATGCTATGTTATTGATCAAAGGTTAAATACCCATATGAAACGTTACACAGTAATTACCACTTTTAATGAAGAAGGCCGTAAATTATACGGGCAGAAAATGGTCAATAGTTTTCAAAACTTTTGGCCACGTGAAGTTGACCTAATCGTTTATACTGAAGGCACAACAGTTCCTACACAAAGCTCAAATGTAAGACTTGTTGATTTGTATGCCAACAGTAAAGTATATAAGCAGTTTTTGAAAAGACATAAAAACAATCCACAGGCTCAAGGTGGTAAAGGTCCCAACAACGAAGCAAAATATGACGCAAGGAAAGCATTTAAATGGCAAGGCATAAGATTTTGTCATAAAGTTTTTGC